TTAACGGCGTATTAGAAATTTATTCTACAGGCGCTGCTGTAACAATTGCAGATACATCAGGCACATCGGCTGCTACACTAGGACTTGTAGGAACACACGCTGCACCAGCAGTAAATGTTGCTCCACATACAAGTGTTCCAGAGTGGAAAACAGCTGATACTACACCACGTCCAACAGGATCAATTTGGGTTAAAACAACTGAACCAAACAGTGGTGCAAAATGGGCAGTCAAGAAGTATAATGCAACTACACAACTATGGGCAGATTCAGCTGCACCATTATATGCAGATAACCACTCAGCATTGTTTAATATGGACAAAGCAGGTGGCGGTGCTAACCTAGCAGCAGGTACAACATATGTACAGTATAATGTAGGTGAAGTTGCACAAACTGAAGCAAACTTTAAAATCATGGCAAGAGTTGCAGCAGGTGCTACAACAGTAACAGGTAATGTTATTAGTGCAAGTATTCCAGCATCAGCAGGACGCTTTGAAATACAAGAAAGTGTAAAAGGGCAAGCTGGTTTAACAGCATGGACTGAAGTTACTTTTGCTGTTCCTTTTGCAAATGACGCAACAGATGCAGAAACACTTGCATCAGGAATCAACGGTGCTGGACTAACTAACGTAACTGCAAGTGTTGATTCGCAAAACAGAGTTGTTATTACACACGCATTAGGTGGCGAAATACGCTTTAGAGATCATGATAATATCCTACAGTCAGCAGGTTTTGTACCAGGTACAACTGATAACTTGTATGATAACTTTGATGATGGATCAACTGTATACTTTATTGCTTCGAATTGGAAGGTACTAACATATACTGCGTCAGCTACAGCACCAAAAGCACTTACAGCAGATGGCACACTATGGTACAATTCAATTGTAGACGAAGTAGACATGATGGCACACGATGGTACTACATGGAAAGGTTATCATAATGTGTATGCAAATACTAATGCAACAGGACCAATTGTTGCAGCAAGTGAACCATTAACACAAAATGATGCTGGTAAAAGTCCATTGGTTGATAATGATATCTGGATTAGCACTGCTGATTTAGAAAACTATCCAAAAATTTACAGATGGGCAACAGATCAGTGGGTAGCACTAGACACAGCAGATCAAACTACTGAAAACGGTGTACTATTTGCAGATGCTCGTTGGTCAACAGCAGGTTCAAACAGTGTAGCAGGCGCAATGGATGCAATGCTAACAAGCGATTACTTAGATCCAGATGCTCCAGATCCAGCACTGTATCCAAAAGGCATGGTTATGTGGAACACACGTAGAAGTGGCTTTAACGTTAAGAAGTTTGTACGCAATGCAATTGATACAACTGAAACAAACCCACGTATGAATGATGCAGTAATGACTAATTATTATGAGCATCGTTGGGTAACTGAGTCAGGTAACCAAGCTGATGGAGCCGGTAGCTTCGGGCGTCATGCACAGCGTAAAGTTGTTGTACAAGCGTTACAAGCAATGGTAAACGGAAATGATGAAATTAGAGATGATGAATCAAGACTGTTTAACTTAATGGCAACACCAGGATATCCAGAGCTAATCGGTGAAATGATTGGTCTAAACTTTGACAGAGGCTTAACAGCATTTGTACTAGGTGACAGCCCAATGCGTTTAACACCTGATGCAACTTCATTAAACAACTGGGCAACAAACGTTGCAGCAGCAGTTGAAGACAATGATGACGGACTAGTAAGCAGTGATGAGTACATGGCTGTGTTCTACCCAAGCGGATTTAGCAGTGATAACTTTGGTAACAATGTTGTTGTTCCAGCAAGTCATATGATGCTACGCACATTTGCACTAAGTGACCAAGTTGCTTATCCATGGTTTGCACCAGCAGGTACAAGACGTGGTGGCATTTCAAACGCAACATCAACAGGTTACATTAGTAACGAAGGTGAATTTGTTGCAGTGGCACTAAACGAAGGTCAAAGAGACACACTATACAGTAATAAAGTTAACCCAGTTACATTTATTACAGGTGCAGGACTTGTTAACTTTGGTCAGAAAACTAGAGCAGCAAATGCAAGTGCATTGGATAGAATCAACGTTGCAAGACTTGTAATTTATCTAAGAGGACAGCTTAACAAGTTAGCAAAACCTTATATCTTTGAACCAAACGATAAGATCACACGTGATGAGATTAAACAAGCAGCTGAGAGCTTAATGTTAGAGCTTACAGGACTAAGAGCACTTAACGATTATCTAGTTGTATGTGATGAAACAAACAACACACCAGCAAGAATTGATCGTAATGAGCTATACTTAGACATTGCAATTGAACCAGTCAAGGCAGTTGAATTTATTTACATTCCACTACGCTTGAAAAATACAGGAGAGATCGCAGGTCTTTAAAATCATTAAGTAGGGGGTTAATTAGTAATCCCCTACAAATGATAAATACTTGTGTACAGGAGTAAAATATGGCAATTTCAACACTATCAAAAATTACAGTGCCACTGGACGGCGGAACAGGCAATCAAACGCAAGGTTTGTTGATGCCAAAACTTCAGTACCGCTTTAGAGTGTCACTTACAAATTTTGGATTAGGATCAGCAACTACTGAATTAACAAAGCAGGTAATTGATGTTACTCGTCCAACTGTAAACTTTGAAGAAATTGAACTACCGGTTTACAACTCACGTGTGTACCTAGCAGGTAAGCCTGCTTGGGAAGCAATTACGCTTAACTTACGTGAAGATGTAAACAACAACGTTCAAAAACTTGTAGGTGAACAGATTCAGAAGCAATTTGATTTCTTTGAACAATCAAGCGCACCATCAGGTATTGATTATAAATTTACAACAAAAATAGAGATCTTAGACGGCGGTAACGGTAACACTGCTGTTAACGTTTTAGATACCTTTGAATTATACGGTTGTTTTGTACAAAATGCTAACTACAATACATTAGCATATTCAACAAACGATCCAGTACAAATTTCACTAGCTATACGCTATGATAATGCAGTACAAACAGTAGGCGGCGGTATATCAGCTGAAAGTATTCCATCAGGTGGCGGAACACTATCTACAGGTTCAGGTACAGTTTAATAAACTAACACAACTAATGATTAAAGGAGCCTTTGGGCTCCTTTTTTATTATGTACCCACTTAATAATTAAGATAAATATTAGTATGGCAAACAAAGCAACAAAATATGGATCAACCAATAATCAAAGCGAAGTTACG